TCGTTGCAGGGACCGATGCGTCCGTTTGGAAATACCAGATACTCGAATCGAATTGCCATGCAAACGTCCCACCGGCATAACCGCGTACTGTGTCCGCCGACGATTCGGTGATGTATGTATTGCTGCCGCCGTCGAGGTAAATCTGTTGACCAGCCGGAATCGCTAGGTAGCTATTAAGCGTCAAACCCTGACTCGCGCCGAAGGTCGCCGCCAGCGCGCCTCGGGAGTAGATGCGGACGTCGCCGGAGGCGTTGGAGGCATTGATATTCAACCCACCACTACCAGACGCTATCAGTGCCACTCCATCGGCGTATTGCGGAGCACCTGCCGAGAATGTTGACGAGAAGACGTCCAACGTGAACCGCGTAGCACTGCCGTCGTTTCCAACGTAGAAGCTCGACCGTGCCGCGCTGCCGTTCGAGAGGTTGCGTACTCGCACCGCTTGCGTACCGGTCGTCGTCGCGTCAAAGGTGTTCGTCCCGGCTCCGTTGACGGCCAGGAGGCCCGCTGCGGAGATGGACATGTATTTAGTCGTCCCGATGCCGAACTCAATTGGCGTGCCAGACGCTGCCCGGATGAATGTCGCGTAAGCTGTGCCGTCAGAGAAGAAGGATCCCGCCGTCGATCCGTTCTGCCCGACGTAGGCGCTGCCGCCGGTGTTCGTCATAGCCATCGCGGCGTAGGACGTGCCGGTTCCCGGCTGGAGTGTGAGGGGGAACGCCGACGAAACTGTAAATGTATTCGCCGCATTCAACAGCGCCACATTGCTGCTGCTGGAGATGGCCGACCCGCCGCCCCATGCGACTGAGCCAGACCACGTCAGCGCGCCCGCGTTGTTGTACAGATTTGTCGTCGTTGAACCGGGCACCGCATTTGGAATGACAATACCGTGCGTGGACGGGACCCCACCGCTAAGGCTGATGCCACCAGCAAAAGTCTGCCCGGACGCGTTGGAAAACGTGTTGGCCTGGTCGAGATACGCGACGTTCGACAGCGTCCCGCCGGTATTAATGCTCGTCCCGTTCAACTGCAATGCCGAAGTAGCATTCAGCGTGCCCGTGACCGTCACCACGGCGCCAGATTCCGACACGATGGAATCGCCCACCGCATTCGACGCGGTAAACTTGGCCAGCTTTCCCGTGGTGCCGCTCAACGATGAACCGGTCGCCAAGGGGATACCGTTCCACGTCAGCGTGCCAGCATTGTTGTACAGCGCAAACGACGTATCTGCCGGCACGTCAGATGGCATCACAATACCAGCGTCGGTCAAAGTACCACCGCTCAACGCTAGGCCCTTATCCAAGGCCAGCTGCTCAGCCGTGGCGCCACCGGTCACCTCAAGAGCATTGGCCGCCGAAGACGTGGCGGCAATAGTAGTAAAACGGGCGTCTGATGGGGGCATTATGCGGTCCTCACAAGGGCCAGCGACCACACATAACTAATGGTCCCTGTGTCAGTTTTGGTTTTAACGGCATACGTTTTTGCAGTGCCTCCCGCAGCAAACGTAATGGCGGAACTTGCCTGCAATTCTCCGTTGTTATCAGAACTTGAAATCTGCACCAATGGGGTGTCCGGCGCGCCATCGCTTAAATTAAACAAACCAGCGCTGACCGTTTCCGATGCCCCAGCCTGCAACATACCCTGCAGCTGGTAGGTGCCAACCAGATCATTAGAATCAATGGTGAAAAAAGAACTGCCAGGATGCAACGTCGCGACAGTCGTGCCGCTTGGATATGACGTGTTCGTGACAGGGTAAAAATCATTGCCGCCGAACGTAAACGCCGCCCCTCCCAAGCTCGAGCTGAGAGCCGTCGACGCAATGGGGTCATACGTGTCCTGCAGGACATCCTGACTGTTATAAACAACCGCCTTAATCGTCTCTGGCCCCTGGTACACCGTTACCTTGCCGTCCGCCGGCAAGATAATCGGGTTTGACCATGGGGTCAGTAGCGCGGCGTCCTGGTACACCGTGGTGGGCGTACTGGTACCGGTAACGTATGTATAGACCTTGCCCCCAGACAGGGGAGCTCCGGTGCTATCGGTGAAATATAGAAACCAACTGGGAGTGAGTGTGCCTGCCATTTACTGTCCCTTCTGCGACTCATGCACCAACGCACCGACCAAGAAAGCGGGCACAATCCCACGCTTGGCCGCATCCGCGAGGGCTTGGAATCGCTCACCAGGACGTGCCTTGGCAAAAATCTCGCGCGCCTTGAGTATATCAGGGCGCGTTACGCCGTAATTGACGGCCCACGCTGCGTCTCGCTCATTCTTGGCGAACAGTAACAGAGGAATGCGGGCGTCTTTCTCAAACGCTGCCATTGTCGTGGGAGACTGCGCAACAGCGTCGAGCATTTGCCGAGTAACCTCTCCACCGCGATCCTGCCATGCGCTGCCGTAGTAGATGGAACCCTTCTCAACGGGATGCGCCGTAAGATTGCCTTTAATGTCAACTCCTGCGGCCTTGAGCGCAGCCCGCACTTCGGCCACCATCGCTTTGCCCATCAGCGTATTCGGTTCGCTGCTCGGATCGCCAGCGGGATTGCGCCCCAAGACCACAATGCCGCCGTCCTTGTCGTTCGCCAGCCAGTATCCCTTCGGCTCGAGCGCATCGGCGACAGTCTTCATGGTGGCCTGATCCAATCCCGACGGAATGTCCAGCACCAATCCAGTGGACTTGTCTTGCGACCCCTTCAAAAGACGCCCCGTATTCCAGGCGCCCATCTCTTGCGCGTCGAAGAAGGACCGGAAAGATTCCGTCGCATTCATCGCACGACGACTGCCTTCCGCCAACTGTGTGTCAGCCATCTGAGTGCCGGCCAATGGACGCGCCACGTTTACCGGGTTGAGTTCGTCCTTGTAGCGCCCCACCGTGCGCGTGGTCGGCCCGGGCATCAGCCCCTGCGCGGCATACAGCGCATCGTTGCCAAACTCCGTGTCCCAGCGGGCCTGGTCGTCAAACGCCCGCCGCGCTTCCGGTGTGGCATCCAGCAGTCCAGGCAGATGACCTGTGGCGGCCCCAGGCGTGGACTCATAGGTGGCACTCCCCTCAAACCGAGGGAAATACGTGGCGAAACTCTTGCCGGCATCCCCGGGATCAATCTGCCCCTGGCGAATCTTGCTGCCCACCCACGCCGCGGCCTGCGAGGAGCCGGTGTCCCAATCGTCAAACCCACCCAGCTTGCGTTCGTTCGCAATGCGAATCGCCGCCGCTCGGATGCGGTCCATGAACGCATGGTTCGCCTCCGACACGGTCTGATTCTCTGGGTAGCCCATCACGCGGGCCTCATGCATGTCATTGACACCACGTCCCACACGCTCTGGTGCCCAAGCCACCGACATCTGACGCGAAAATGGGTCACGTTTCAGCCCGATGTAGTTCCGCATCTCGTTGTAGACCTGCTCCAACTTCGGAATCTGTTCGTTCTTGAATCGCGCTGCGGTGATGGGATCGCCGGTCATCGCCTGCACATGCGCGTTGCGACTCATGTTCGCGTTTCCGCCCACAGAATTGGCTGGCGACAACACGGCGAGATTGTCCGCCATCTGATCGGCTACTTTCGTATCGCCAGCCGACCGACTCAAGAGGTCATCGCTGACCTCCCGATACCATGCGCGTCCCTGCACGCCTTCCAGCATGGCATTCAGGTAATTCTTGACCATCGCACTGACGGCCTGCGGCGTGTCCACCCCCCTAGGGGCGCCGACGTATTGCCCGGCCCGCACGGTCCCGCCGTGTCGCGCCTTGGTAATCTTCGGCAACACTTCTTCCGAGATAATCTCGCCGGCCCGCTTCGCCTCTCCGCTGGGACTCGGGCCCAACTCACTAATGATTTCTTGTCGGAGCCGTTGTAGTGCTGCGTTCAGACCATCAGGATCAGAGGTCATCTCCTTCGAGACTGGCATGTTGTCAACAATGGCTCGGATCACAGACTCTGTATCCCCGCGAAGGACTCTCTCGCGTCCGTAGCTCCGGTCCACATCTGAGACTTCAATACGATCACCCACAAGGGCGCTGTAACCACGAGAATCAAGGTCTAATTCTTCGACCGCGCGGGCGAGATCATCAGGATGCGACCGAGACAATTTCTTGAATAGGTCGTTGGCGCGCTTCTTGGTGATCTTGGACACCACGCGAGCCTCGCCGCCTGGACTCGGGTCCAAGATGCCGCCGACAATACCCAATCCCATGCCCAGCTGCTCCAACCGCGACCCGCGGTCAGGAGTGGCCCGTTCTCCACCGGTGAACCCCGACCCTAAGGCGTCCAATGACGAAACCGCCGCTTCGGGCGTCAACTGTCGCAACTCATCGCCAGCCTGCTGCGCAAACTCCGACGCGCCCTGATACGCCCGCTGCGCTAGGTCACGCGTGCCCTCGGCCACCTGCTGGACGGTCTGCATGTCCCTGTCAAACTTCGCCTTCGCTAGCCCCACCCCCAGCTGCGCGGCGGCCTGCACACGGTCACGCAGGGATGTCAATCCCTCGTCTGCTTGCTGATACAGCCCGACCAGCCATTCATCGAAGGAAGGTGTGGGAGGGCCGGACTGGCCCATCGCGCCACCAGGACCGCCCCCACGACCGCCCTGCGGCGCTGAAACAGGCGGGGCACCCCCACGCCCACCAACAGGCGGCCCGGGCACAATGCGCCCTCCCACGACCAACGGACGACGGTCCTGCGCCATTACGATCCCCCTCCTCCGGTATTCAGGCCGGGGCCAGCCGCCCGACTCGGCACCGACGTGGCTCCGGTCAGCATCTGCAACCCGCGCAGCACATTGGAGGCCGTCAACTGACTCTCCGGCAACAACGACGCCACACGGTAAATCTGCTGCGCTGTGAAACTCGCAAACTGCGGGTTATTGAGTAGGGCCGCGGCAAGCATCGCCGGACGTTCCGACACAATCGCAAGAGCTCCACTCAGGCCGACCAGGTTGTGATTCGCAATGCGACTGACCGCCTCGTCCATCGCTCTGGCTGCAGGAATCTGTCGCTGCATCGCCGCATTGATCGGACGCGCCTCGGGAACCTCGCGCACAATGCCTTCCTTCAGCGCACGCGCCGTGACTTTCTCAGCCGCCGCCGTGGCAGATTCTGCGGCGCCGGCAGGATACGACTTGCTAAACGTGTCGTAAATCTGCCGCTTCATCTTCTGCGCCTCTGCCACGGTCATCTTGTAGGGCGCATTTTTGAGCAGGTTGAAAGACCGCTCCAGAGCATCCAATTGCAGAGCCGCGGCCTGCGTGGAGGCTGGCCCCACGTCTCGTGCCGCCGCTCTCAAGGCATCCCGCAATTCCTCACGACGCACGAATCCGTCCGCGCCGGCAACGACCTCGTCCAGTGCATCCTCCAGCTCGCCGATCGTCTCGCGCACGGCACGCGCATTCCCGCGTCGAATCGTGCCTCGACCCTGCGACAGGACCGTCTCGGCAATTTCGTCCTTGGCCTGCTCGAGGCTGCCGCCCGTACGCATCGTCGAAGTGGAACGCGCCGTAGGCATCGTAATTTTCGCTCCACGGTTCCAGAGAGATCTCGCAGTGTTCTTCAGCCACGGAGCCGCCACAGATGCGACCTTGCCAGCCAGCCCTAAGCCACTCTGCTCAACACCGGCCCACAGCGCACGAATCTTGCGTTCGACCGGGTCGATGTCTTGGTCCGCATCCGACGCAATCTGCGCTGCGCCCGCCATCATCGCCGGAATCGTCAACCCACCAGACATCGCCGCCCCAATCGCCCCCGCCGCCGGCACCGCCATTTCCCGTCCGGTTGCAATCGACTGCTCACGACGCTCTGGCGTCATCCCACCCTGTCGTGCCGCAATCGCCGACATCTGCCGCTCAGGCACACCAGGTCGTTCCGATACCGTGCGTCCACCCATCACAAGTCTCGGCGCATTGAAAGGTTGTTGAGACAACGTCTGCAATGCCTCCCGCATGACATTCTCAGACGTTCCAGCCGGAAACTCCACGATGCCATGCCCGGGCACTTGCACGCGAATGGGACGGTCCTGCATCACCGCCCCCCTGCCCGCTTGAAGGTGCCGGTGGCCGCATCAAAGATCAGGTCTGCTTGACCCGCCTGATTGCCACCACCACTTGCTCGAGAAGGACGATACCGATCACCCACTCCGAACAATTCCCAGATTTTCTTCCGAGACAAGTCCACGGCGCTTTCTTGCACGTCCAACACACGCTGCATGTTGTCCCTGAGCGCCTTCTGCAATCCGTCTAATGTGCCAGAGGAGATACCAGACCGCAGTACATTACGCGCAGACCTGAGATCTTCCTCGTAGGATGCGCCCTTACGACCAGTTGTGTTGAATCGCAAGATGTCGTTCACCAAACCCTCAAGCAGCACGCCATACGCTGCCACATCAGGATTATTGAACTCGCCGCCGATATACGCTTTAACCGCATTTAGAGCACGGGCGTCAGTGAAACCTAAATCTACTGCCGCCTGCTTGAGGTTGTTGATGCCGGCTTCAATTTCTCCTGAAATCAGATACACAGAATTGGCGCGTTCGATGTTGTCCTTGAGTGTCTGGTTATAGGCATTGAATTGCGACTGCAACGTTGCCACGTCCACGCCCTTCTTCGCGGCCCACTGCTGCAATTCGGACGTAGCGCGATTACGCGTCTCACCTCGAGGCAACGACGAAAGTCGCCCTGTGGCCGCCATGAAGGCGTTGTAGCCCAGCCCCGTGTGCCCCATGATGTCCTGAGAATCACTATCTGCCGCCAGCACATCGGGCGGTGGTGTCTCAACGTCTACCCTCTCAGGTGCGCGTGTCGAAGATGCGGCCTGCCCCATCGTTCTGATAATGTTATTAATTTCATTCCTAGCGGCGTCTCGCTCTGCTGGCGTCGTCGCTGCCGCCATACGCTGTTGTGCCTGCCCCAACTGCTGATCCAACGTGAGAACACGTTCCTCTGGCGTCCCTTGCACCACGACCCGCGGCTTGCCATCCGGACCAAGATTACTTACGTCGACAAGCGTTTCGTCTGGTCCCAACTTCATCAAATTCTGAGGCTTCTTCGACATCTGCAGCAGCTTCTGCGCGAATTGTTCCGGCTGCTGCATCCAGAGGGTGCGCCATGCGCCGGTATCCACGCCAAGCGTGTCAGCCGCGGTAAACGACCCCTCAATCACTCTTGGGTCGAAATCCGATTGCACAATCGGCTCAACCAGGTGCATCGCCACATTCTGTGCCGCCCGATCAATCTTGGCCTGGTCCCCAGACTCGACCGCCTGCTGATAGGTCATGACTGACGTGTTGAACTGTGCCACCGAGGTCGCCAACTCCATACCCAACGGCCCAAGGCCCGACTGCGCTGACAGCTCCATGACCCTCTGCGGGTCCAACCTGCCGTCAACGATCGACTGTTCCAGCACATTGGACAAGACGTTCCTGTCCGCCTCCTGTCGTCTGGCCTGCTGGAGATTCAGTCGCGCCGTCTCGGTCAGGATGCTCTGCCGCTCTCGCTCGGCCTCGCGGTCCTTCTGCGCCTCCAACTGACCAGGAATTGCTGCCGCAAGCTGGCCCAGCTGTCCGAAAGCATTGGCCCAGATATTGCCCCTCTGCAGTTCTGCCTGAGCTCGAGCGTCTGCAGCGCCTTGGGAAATCCGTGCGACGTTTGACGCGTATGTGTCGTAAAAACTCATTGCAACCTCTTACGTCATGTATTGAAGTTCAGCAATCATGTTGCGATAAGCCTGATCAAACGACTGACCACGAGACATGTATTCCTGCATCCAGGCCTGCTGCTGGCTATTCAGGCCCTGCATAAAGCGCTGCTGGTCCGCAGTCAGGTCAATCTGCTGCTGCTGCATCTGATACGCCTTCGCCTGGTTGGCAGCGTTGTACGCGTTCTGATACGCCTGCTGCGCCTGAGCCGCATTAAACTGCGCGCCCTGCAAGCCGAACGCATTAGCCTGCTGATTAGCCGCCAACCCAGTGTTGACATTGAACTGCTGCGCCGCCAACGCGTTCGCAGCGTTCTGCATGGACGCCTGCTGTTGACGTTCCGCAGCGAGGTTGTAGTTTTGCAAGTTCAAACCAGCGTAATTAAACGCATTGGCCTGATTGGCCTGCTGGGCAGCCAATTCCCGCTGTGCAGCTGCATTGTAGTTTGCAGCATTAGCAGCATACGCATTGAGAGCGTTTGCTGCATTCATCTGGGCCGTACTCGCTGCCTGGGAATATCCCTGCTGCTGACCAGTTAGATTCGCCTGATATGCCCGCAAAGCCTGCTCAGCATTCATGCCCTGCTGTGTTGCCGCCTGTTGGAAATTCTGGCCGGCAGCAGCCAGTTCGGCATTGAAACGGGCCAAGCGCTGCGCTTCATTCTGCTGCGCTGCCGATAGTCCCTGACCAAATTGCTGCGCCTGTTCACCCTGCCTAACGGCCTGATTCAGCGCATATGTGTCACGGGCTCGGCTTACAGCATTGGCGTATTCCTGAGACCCCATCTGCTGGCCAAACGCGTTAATATCTTTCAGGGTTCCACCGGTACGAAGCAGCCCACGTCCAGCGGCGGACTGTTCCAGCGCTTTCCGGCCCTGCTCCAATCTAAATTGATAACCAGGATCCTGCTCAAGCGCCTGCTGCCCAGTCGGAAGTTCAAACTTCTGGGACGATGCCAATGGGTTATAAGAAAAATCAGGAATGCCACCCAAAGGCGAAACTGGCTTATTGGAGTCCAACTTTGGTTCACCGACAAACGTTGACGGAAGCGCCTGACCGTACGAAAACTGCTCAGGGGATGCCAAGCTGCCCATAGAACCAGTGGCGGTAATTGGAGAGCTTCCGTACTGAGTCGGTGCTTGTCCGGCAGCAGTAATTGTCTGAGGCGCCACCGATGACGGTGTCGTCATTGCCTGCGGAGACCACGACGTAGCAGACGGAGAATCTGGCGGAATAAACCCGCCCGCAGTGTAGGAATACGGGTTGCTGTACTGAGAAACGCCACCAGAATACACAAACGGCGCTACTCCTCCGCTAGTGCTACCAGTCGTCGCGGGGAATCCACCTGAATACGTTGTTCCAGTGCCAGCAGAGGGGACGGCGGGAGGTGCGGTTCTACCTGTTCCCTGCTCAGACTCTGGCAACCACTGCCACCCTTGGTTTCCACCAGAAGAAAAACCTCGACCAACGTCAAATGTGTCAAGACCAGGGATTACTAGTCGGTCTCCATTGGTTCCAGAAATAGAGGCTCCGGGAAACAACTGCTGAATTTCCGGGAGAGCCCTGCGAAGCCCTTCAGGCGTCGAAGGATATTTCTGAAGGATTCGCCCAATCTGATATTTGGGCGTATTGTGAGCCGGGTTAGACCACTTGTTGGGGTCCCAACCAGCGGGGGCCTCTCCGTAATTAGTGGTAACTGCCCCTGGGGCCGGCTGATTTGCCATCTGCACCCCATAATTACTTGCGCCAGTGCCGTAAGCGGTATTGGGGTTGTCATTTCCATATGCCGCAGTGGCATTAAATGATTCAGGCGGGGGGCCCTGCCAACCAGGGTTAACCTGCTGGTTTTGCGCAAATTCAATGGCCAATGGATGGTCGCTGGGCACCCACGATCCATTGTCAAGCAATACCCAATCAGGGCCCGGCGCCTGTTCGTCCGGGGCGATGTATCCGTTATCTTCAAACCATCCCATTGTTTGCTCCAAAGGTCTGGCCCATACCCATAGGGCCGGGCACAATAACGGCACCGCGCTGCGTCAGCATCGGGGCCTGGTCCAAACTCACTTCCATCACCTCGCCAGTGGGAGCCCTCATAAAGACGGTGCTAGACATGGAGCCGCTTTTGTAATCAGTGCCCACTAGGCCAGGCTGTGGAGTTTCACTGCCGGTCACAAATCCGCCCACTGGTGTAGTCCTGTAATCGCTCGGTGGCGGCTGGACATTGTTGCCAAAACTATTTGGCATGCCATCTCCAGAACCAAGCCCATATCGAGAAAAGATTTGACGACGAGAAGCGCGGTCACGCTGCTCCTGCTCATACTGCATGTCAAAAATTCTACGCTGTTCTTTTAGCGCTTCCGATGCGGCGGATGATTGAATAGAGGCTGCTTTTGTTGCCGATTTGCTGGCCTTATTTGAGCCCAACAGATTGGCGACCCCGGTGACTCCCGCCGCTGCGACTGGTGCTACCCATGCTGGCATTGTTCCTGCTCCTATCGCCCCGATTGTGTTGTTTACAGGGGCATTGCGATTAATCAAAGGCGTCGTTAACACGCCGCCCAATAATCCAGACTGCGAAGACCGAATGTTCATTTTTGATTCACCGGATAAGTCACCATCGGTGGCAACTGTTCCGCACGCACAGACGCATGCGTCACCAAATGAATGCCGTCGTCCATCGGCGCAGACACCACTCGAGCAAAACCCAGCTCAGACGCCGCCGCGCGCATTGCGGACCACAGCCGGCGAGCCACGCTTGTTTTGCGTCGATATGACGGGTCAATCCACAAGTCTTCCGCCATTAATGCCGGATACAACATCCATCGACCAATGATGTTTCCGTTTTCGTCTTCAACAACGCATACACGAGATTGACCGGGCCGCATTTCTTGCAGCACAGGGTCCATGTATTCGGGCAGCTTGTGCCACTCTTCAAACGGCAATACGCGAGAAATCACAACAGTTCCTCAACAATGAAGTCAAAAGAATATTGCATCGGCGTAGCGCCAGACGAACTATACGACACCGCATACTGCACCTGGCTGCCACCGTCTACTGAAAACAAAATTGAACCCGATGTCTGACTTGACAACGTATTGCCAGTGACAGCGGGAAAAGATTCCGAGCACGTTACGCTATTAGACACCCAAGACATAGTCATAGCCGCAGAACTGGACGTTGTGGCCGCTTGGACAATACGCAGGCTATACGAAGCCCGATACAGCCCCTCACTCAGCGGAGACGTCTGAACATCCGTTGCCGGGATTGACGCAGATTCGGCAGTTCCGGACGCGCTTCCAGCCCTTTGCGCCGTATTTGACAACCACTGTCTAATCGTGTCCAAAAAACGCACAAGATCTCGTGTCAACACGCCTGCAGCGTCAATCACTTTGGAACGAATGGGAACGGGAATCATTTCGTGAGACATGGTCTTACGATACTCCCCTGATCGGCTTTACGATTGCCCTGATGAGCGTCACCGGGTACACCGGATCGCTTACGACAATGCGAAACACGGCACTTCGCGCCTGCCCAAGCCTGCGCCATACGGTCCTGACTAGGTATTGGCCAATCCTACCCATGGGTGCCCATCGCTCCGCACCCCACGAGAATCCTCCGTCATTGGACATTTGCAACATTGCCTGAGGGTCACTGCCCTGGCCGCTGACTACACCAATTCCGCTCTGCATCTCAATCTGCAGCCACGGATACGACACGCGGTCCTGTTCTGCGTCCACGCCCCTAAACACGCGCATGCGGCGTACACCAGACCCATCGACGTCTGTCGCCACGTCATTTTGCATAATGTAAACTTGTCCGTTTACGCGGTCTCCGACAATATGCTTGCCATTAAATGCGTGGCAATGAAATGTTGGCCGGAGCGCCTCATATTCAGACGTCGTGGTATTCCAAAAACCCCGCTCATGCCACAGCCCACTGGCCGTGTCAAACGCCCATGACCGCTTGCCATCAATGAAATTGCACACCCAAAACGTATGGCCCATGTCTTGATAGGTAAACGTGACGGCATCTTCAAGGTTGGCGTATCCCTGAATGGCAAACTCAACCGGGTGCGTGGACAAACGCTGGATGCCGTATCCGTTAGAGCCTACAATCATTCCGTCGCCTTGGTCGTTATGCGACACCCAGATAAGGCGGTTATCAACCACGCCAACTGAGTAAGGCGATGAGCAACCAGTGTTCAAAAACGCGCCAGCGATTGGGGCAAACGGAAATGGAAAGAGCCCCTGATTGCTCCACACTTCCGATGTCTGAGACCCAAGCAGCCAAATCTCTGAATTGACCACTGCCATGGACACCCATGGGTCTGCGGCCAAAGACCTTTGCGCGAACTGCGTAGGGTCCCAAGAACTGCCGTCGTCAATGTCAGACAACCGAATCACAGACAGCGTTCGATCCAACGCAATAAACACGTTGTTTAGATACGCGCCCATGTCCGCACCGGATGCCAGCACGACGGACAGCACATTCGTCGAAAGTTCGTAGTTATACCCGATGCCGCCAGACGTAATAAACAACTGGCCGCCGGCTGCCCCATTGCTTGAGATTGTCGCAGGCTGCGTGTCTGTCTGGACTGTGCCACGCAACACTGATGTGCCATCAGGCAGCAGTTCGTAGAAATTAAAACCTGACACCACAAACACGCGGCCGTCGTACGCCACATGCTCTGCGCGAATTGGACCGGACGCCAGTGTCAGATACTGAGTAAAGCCTGGCGTGGGATAACACACCGCTGGAGCCTTGGCGTTGACGTCTTGAACACCTTCAACGTACCAATTGATACATTCCGACGGGTCTACCGACGGGCTCATAGAGCGGTATGAAGGACCCACAAGGCTTTGCAACACCATAACTACATATTCCCAGTCATGATGTTGTAACCGTACTTCTGCCCAGATGACCCAATAGACGAAAAGTCGTTGCCCAGTTCGGCAACCGGCATATTCGCCCGCTTAATATGGCCACGAGACTGCGTAGCCAGCACACGGACATCGTCCGGAACAGGCATGCCATGTGGGCCGGCCAATCGAACCGCCAGGTTGTACACCAACGCCTCTTCGTATCCCGGGGGCACTTGGTAAGAAGTCGTAGAATTGACAAACTCGACCAACGGCTGCTTGAAATAAAGCACCAGGTCATTGTCTGCGGTTGTGGGAATGGGCCACAGTGTCACCGTGCCCCAATTCGACGTGGTGTATGTTGGCTCGTAATATACCTGCGTCCACTGCGTGCTTGTCAGGTCTTTTGTTTGCAGCGCCTGCCAGCCCTGTTCTGTCATGATGCCGCACGGCACCTCTGTGGGCGGAGAAGCGCTGTTTAGAAGCAGAGACGCAGACTCAATGCGCGACGGCCTGATTGTGTCAAAGTCGGCGCCTGCACCAATGGTATAGACGCCGACATTAGACACGACCGGAAACACTTCACGCGCTACGACAGGGATGGTCAGTGGCTGAATGGACCATGAAGAAACCATGGCATTAAGGCGGCGCAGGCCGTCCGCAATATCAGCGGCAGACACCTGCTCACCAACGCCATACACACCAAGCGAATCTAGCGCCGATGTAATAATTCCCGTTGCTGTCACCGTTGTTGACGCCACCTACGGTCCTTTCTTCTATCGCCGCACAGCGTGCGGTTGGCGCCGTTTGACGGTGCCGGGCTGACTACTCTGGGCTGGTCTTTGGTCTTCCGCGACGACGCACCGGAGTTTCAGGAATTTCACCGACGTGCTCGATCACGGACGCGTCATACTCTTCGGCTTCAGCTCTGGCACGCTCAGACATACGCCGTTCAGCATGATGCCTCTCGGCCGCCGCAACAGCCAAGCCCCGCTCTCGTGATTCCAGCTCCTGAATAGCCTCGAGCTGACCAACGCCCCACCCACGGCTGCGCATGTTCGCAATCTCGTCTTCGGTGTGAGCGATTTCGCTTTTAAAACTAATCTGGCCTCCGCCAACAGGGCGTTCGGCGTAATAACACATCGCCGGAACCGGCGAATACACATAGGGACGAAGCGGGTTCGGACATTGCGGAGTCGGATGAGACTCCCACTTTGCGAGTTCACGGGCGTGCGCTGAATCGGACGTATGAACAATGCCCAAACGGGCCTCCTTTGGTTACGGTAAAACACTCACCCCCACCGGCCCACATATGGGGCCGGCAGGGTCATGAGCTCGGTTGCGTGTTTGCGTAAATTACGCAATCGTGACGCCGTTGAGCGCCACAATGTTATACAGGCCGTTAACCACAACGGCGTGAAACGACGCACCGATATGATTAGCGAACGTAGCAGTGTCTTCGGGCGAACCCGCTGCGCCGTCCGCCAGCAGACCAGTAGCGGTGATAACGTGCGCCTGGTCCGTGGACGAGGTCACAATCACCTGAATACCGTTCAGGTCAGCCTTGGGAGCAGCCAGCGTAGCCGCAAGCGCGCCAGCCTTGCTCAGGATATACACGGTGTCCTGAACCGGAAGCGGAATCGCGCCATCCTGGCCAACCGTCACGATAGCAAACGTGCGCGGATACGCCGGAACGACCGGAACATCGCTGAAGTCGGCACCAGTTGCGCTGGTCTGAACGTTCGACAGCACATCGTGGGCCACAGCCTCGGTTCCGAGGGCGCCGCGTGAACGCAGAACGATGATGCCAGTTGAGGGCTGGCACACACCGTCGATGGTGTAAGCGAACTCACCATCAATCTGCACCAGCTGACTCTTGGCAGACACGCCAACTCCGGGAAAACCGGTAGCCGACGTGACCGTGATCTGCTTATCAGTAGCCGCACAAGCGGCCGCGAGTGTGGTATGCGTCAATGCCATGATTCGTCTCCTTTACGACGAGAAGGCCCGGAGGGCGTAGTAGGGAAGAATCGGGGCAATGCCACCGATAGTGTCAAGACGCGACATCGACTTGTCGGTCTGCGCGTTCCACTGCTCGGACCAACGAATCGAGATAGCCGCTTCCTTGCTCGACATGCGCTTGCTGTTGGCGCCGGGCAGCGGCGACTTCAGGTCGGCCATGACGAACGCAAACGCCGCCGGGTTGAACACCAGCGACTGCTTCGAGGGCGTCGCCGCCATCGTCGCACTCACCGTGCCAGTCGAGCCAAGGAACGAAATGGCCGCACCGTTTGCCGGAGACGCCGTAACAGTCTGCAGCTGGCCAGACGTGATGATGGCCGGCGAGATCGACAGCGAACCCGTCGACGAACCCGAAACATCAGCCTGAACAGAGAACTGCTGCAGATGACCCGAATTCTCGTAGGTAATCGGGTTCACCATGTAGACACCATCAATCGTGAAGATGTCTCCAGCCTTGAGCGCAAACGTGCCCATGCCGCTAATCGCCAGCGTCGAACCAGTCTGGCCGCCACCGCTCACAACCGGGGTCGATGAGGTGAACGTGCCCGTGGTGTGGGTCGGCAGGTTCTGGTCGTAGTACCACTCGTCCATTCCCAGGGCGGCACCAGCAAACTGTCCGCTTCGGAAATACTTGCTGATCTGCGCCTGCGGGTTGAACAGGGCGAAGTTATTCGCCAGAAGCGACGACTGCTGCACCGGGGTGATCACAGCCATCAGCTCTTCAGGAACGCCAGCGTCCTTCAGCAGGGCCACGCCGTCGGTCCACACCTGGTTGTCGGTAATCACCGAACCGGGTTCGCCAATGGCGAAATAGACCGACTTGTAAACTTCCTTGCCGGCCTGAACGTCCCACTTGTTGGCCAGCGAGCGCGCCGCCTTCTGCGTATAGCGGCTCTGCACTTCCTCGACCACCATCGTGGCGTCAGCAGACGACCAACCCATATCAACGTGATACTGATGGTTGATCGAAATCGGCACCACCTGGTCGAGGATGGCCTGCTCGTCATAGCCCTGACCCTCGCTCACGGTGAAGCGCTGCTCAATGCGCGCATTGACGGTGTAACCCATCTTCGCGCCAGCCTGACGATACTGGTCGTCGTACGAACGGTCAAAATTGCCAATCAGCTTAATGTTGTTACGGAATCCAACCGCAACGTCCTTCGTCACCCAGCTCGGGGTCACAAACGTGTTTGTAGCCATGTGCGTCTCCTAACGTTTGGAACGACCTATCGACGGCGACCACGCACTGGAAATGCCTTTTCATGGGCATCCAGCGACATATTGTCGTCGCTCGGTATCTGGTCGTTACCAGTGTTCATTGGCGCTGTCCGCAGCGGATTAGGCGGACGGGGCGCTGGAACAAACATCTTCGAGGGCGTCACCGATCCGCTTACAGCGGTGTTCATCCTCTGACGCAACATGCGTTGAATCTTTCCAACGAGGACGCTATCCGGCTGCTGCGAGGCCGTCAATAGCGTGAACTCATCCAGTACGGCCGGATGGTCCGCCAAAAACAATGCAACACTTGCACTGTCATTGTCAAGCATGATAGCCCGGTCAAGCGCTGGCGGAATAAAATCCTTGACCGACGCGAGCCTCGCCGGCACGGTGGGGTCTGCCTGAGCAGCCATCGCTAGGCGCTGCTGGTGCCGAACGTTAATGTTCTGCAATTCAGCGGCATAAGCCTGCTGCTGCTGTTGCATAAATTCGTTATACGCGTTCTGCTTTTCCTCAAACCGCTCGCGTTTACGCTCATATGCTGCCAACGCTAATACGTGGGCAGTATAGGGGTCTTCCTGGTCGGCAAAATCATCAATGACTGGTTTCGGACCAATATCCTGTGGAAGATTCGGAAGCGCAGGAGAATTTGCGGCCTGCTGCTGTTCGCGCAACTGCTTTAGCTGATTTTCAGTTTCGCGAAGGCGCTTTGTAAGGGTGTTAATGCGCCCAACATCACTTGGCCTTGCGCGGTCTTTCTTGGCGCGATACCGACCTGTTTTAGGGTCTCGCTCTTCGGCCTCTTCTTCGTTTGACTGTGCCTCTACTTCGTCGGCGCTGTCATCTTCTGTTGCCGCCTGTTCGGCCGGTTCGTCAACATGAGTGTTTGAGGCTAATTGCGCATTCTCATTGACCTCCTGCGCAACAGGCTCTGGGGCCTCAGTGCTCACAGAACCTGGCTCAAACGTGTCCGGGGATTCTTCCCAATCACCAATCGGATTGGCGTCGCTCATGTGGTCTCCTGCGATTATGGACGCGCCCTACGCACGTCACAGTACATCCATGTCTTCGTTGGCTTCAACAGCTGCGCGGTCCGCCTGCAATGCCGCATCGACTCTCTGCTGTGCCGCGCTTGCTTCAATCTTTTCCCGCGTGTTCTTGTCGGTCATGTCCAACTGCGCCATTTTCATACGCAAGTCAGCATCGATCTTCATCAGCGTAATCTGCTTGTCGGTTTCGGCCTTCAGTAGCGCAATTTCCTTTTCGGTCTGCGCCTTAAGACTCTCAAGCTGGAATCGGCTGCTCAACTCGCCCTGAGCCTGCTGCAATGCCTGCCCCATGCCCTGCATCTGCTGCTGCATCTGCTGCATCTGCTGCTGCACCATCGGGGGAATCTGCTGCGACTGGTTGCCATCAATGACTGCCAGCACTCGAGGATCCAGCATTGCGCGCATGCGTTCCGCCCATTGCTGCGCACCAGGGCCGTCCTGAGACTTAAAGAACAAGTCGCCACCCACAGTCATCAATGTCGGGTTCTGCTCAATCAGCGAAGCATTAATTGCAAACTCCTGCTCGCGGCGCGTGTCGTAATTCTTTGACACCTTTACAGACACATTGAAATTCGCGTCAGGTGTCAGCACGTATTGCTTGACGCCATCTGCGCCTGGCATGGCTGGCACAGGCTGTTGCTGCCCTGATGGTCCGCTCATCATGAACGGCTGACCGATAGGCACGCTCTGGCCTTCGCCCTCTCCGTTAACAATGCGCGCCATGCGCCCGGGGCGCTGACCGTAAATCGGATACAGCAAGGAATTGATAATTCGTCCTTCGTGACGAACAGAACGGACGAAATTGTCCATGTAATTCGACGTGCCGCGCTTGCCCTGCTGCTGAATTGCGAGGATGGCTTTTCCGGAGCGCAACGACGGATCATTTCTGCCCAATTGAGGGTCATTGACGCCGGTCGTCGTCTGCACCGATTCGTTGAACATCTGGAAACTTGCCGCCACCGCAGAAATCGGCATTTCCACATTGGTACGCTGCGGAGCCCCAACAGCATTTCCGTCCAAGTCTCGCATCTTGTAGGGCAAGTATGCGAAAGCGCGCACGTTGGCTTGGTTATAGAATTCTTCGTATCCCTCAATCTGACCTTCGGCCACGACCCATGGTGGAACTGGCGCCAGCCCAACCATTTCGACCCATTTCGACAACATGAAATTGCTTCCCTGCTGCGCGCCGATGGCGGGATACACCAGACCGTCGACCTGCCTGTCGTCGTTATACGGCGGGAGCTCGTTGCCAATTACTTTGACAATTGGGATCCACGGTGACGGCCAGTCGGTTTCGTCAAGAATCTGCTTGCCGTCCAGCTTGCACCATTTCACGCTCTTTTCGACTTCAATCCGGCTCTGGATTGGCTTGGGTTCAGGAAGGCCCTGCAATACCGCCTGTTGCACAAACGACTCAAGATCATCGTCCCACACAGGAATACCCAGGCCGTTGGGGCCGCCAGGCATCAGGTGCAGCTTGCGAGCCTTCCGTTCCACGTACCAGTATTCGACCACGCGCACCATGCGCGCCTCTTCGCCGTTACCATCCAGCGCCGAAAACCAATTCGGCATGTCATCCCCGAGCGCCCGGAATTCTTCGTCGTCTAGTCCTTCGAGCTCGTTTCTCTTGCCGTCATTGTTGTAGGGATATTCTTTCAGGTATTGCTTGTAGGGAATGTCAGTTCCAATAAATCCCCAGTCGGCGTCAGAACCGTCCGGCTCTTCATGTGTCGGGTCTAGCACGACCCCGTTCTGGTTGTAAATGCGCCGGCAGTAAACTTCTTGGTCGAAGGTCGCGCCTTTTGCAAACCTGGTCATGATGGCGTAATAGCCTCGGCCAGCAACAACAGCGCGGGTAAACGCCCACGTACGAGCATCTGCAGATTCAGATTCACGCTGAATGCGCCGAATAAGACCTTCTCGTAGTTCAATTTCTAGTGGGTCAGTCGGTGGCGCGACACCTCCGAAGTCGTCCGCGGGGACCAGCTGTATGGATACGTCGGATTCTCTTTCGTCGTTGACAATCTGCGCCACAGGCTCTAACAGCCTGTTGACCGTGATACAAGGACGGGCCGGACTGGCCGGAAGGTTTCCCTGGGGCGGCTGAGCTTCCCGAGCCCTCTTGACATCATCGGGCCATTGGTCGCCGGCATACATGCGCAAGGACTCTAGCTCGCGGTCTTTTTGTTTCTGCTCTGCCTCAACGCCTAGCTTAAAACGCTCGAGAGCCTGTTCGTGCAATGTCTTTTTGTCCGCCATCCTACGACGACTCCTTCTGAACGTTCATCTGCTCGACGTGCACGCGCTGATGCCGAAACAGGTCAATGAGCCTGTCTCTGTATGTATCTCCTGCGGGCACATATCCGCACGAACGGCCGCCGACTGACACCAAGCACACAAGGGCCGGAATATTGGCTTTTAACCCATCCATGCCGACGGACCCGTTATCATATTTAAACGACCAGAGGATACCATTCTTTTTTTAGGCGAACCAGCAAAGGTCAGCGCCAGAGCATCCCCGTGGTCAGGACTCGACAACCCGCGAGACTTCATGCTTTCTTTACTTTCCAACACAACACGGTCGCGCTTGTCGTGGTGATACCCAGGTGCGGTCAGGTCAGTCTCAAGGTCGGCCGATGAGTCAATAGCACCGAACCGTAGCCAGTCGCGCATCTTCGACCACATATAGGCGCGCATGTTTGCGACCTTGGGGTCTGGAGACTCCGAACCGAACTGAACCTCGAGTATGTTTCTGTGCCCCATCTGGCGCAGTCTGTCGCATATGGGGCCACCAATGCCGGTACCGTCCACAAACAGTGTGGCAATGGGGAAGCGGCTCAGGACGTCATCGGCCACGGTGATCAGCCTCATGGAATCCCTCGACTGTTCACCCGGTATGACGATTGGTGTAATAGAGCGCGCATCGTTGCCACGACGGAACCGGAACACGCATCGGTCGTCACCTCCCCTGGCGATATCCAGTCCGCACACCAGGGGGTCGTCGGGCAATACCATCAGCTCGCGATGCTGCGCTTCGTAGACGCTGTCGGACGAGATGTATTGAGAATCGGACGCCGTCGGCGGAAGGCCACGAACGCGCACGCGCACAAAGTCAGAATCCTCGCCATAGTCGGCGATCCATTCATTAAGCAGCGATTTATTGGTAAATCTCGAGTTTCGGCTGTCGACGATTGTCTGATTCCACCGCGATTTCTCGGACCCAAAACAGACACGGTGGAACTTGCCGTTAGACCGTGTGGGGTTGCCGAAAAGGAAGATCATCGGCTCGCCGTCGGTAAGGCCACCCTCCGCAACCTCGAATATTCTCTCGGGAATCGCTGAGGCCTCATCGAAAATGTAAAAACTGGTGGAGTCCTGCGCGTGCTGACCCGCGAAGGCTTCGGAGTTTTCCTCCTTACTCGACTGCAGCGCCGTAAACCAGGACGCCGGAAAACCTTTGTGGTACATCCGGTCAGTATTTACGGTAAACCAATCGGCAGTGAGACACAGCGCGGACCACCGGCGCACTGAGGCCCAAGTTTTTGTCGTAAGCTGGGTAAATGTATTAGCGGTTACCGTGCCCTGACATTGTGGCCTGGTAGACATCAGCCAATTGACGATCCAAGCGACTTCGACGGATTTTCCGATACCGTGGCCAGAACTAACAACGTGGCGTATCGGGTTTACGGCGTCCATGCCGTTAAACTTGCGGGCCCTCACCTCTTCGCCGATCTGCTTGAGGTGCTCACGCTGCCAACTGTCTGGGCCGTCGTGCCGCTCGAGCGGTCCGGGCTCACCCCACGGATAGCACGCCATCACAAAACCTAGCGGGTCGGAATAGAACTGCCCGACGAATTCCGCCAATTCTTGGTCGGCCGAATTACTGCTCACTCAGTCTTTTGCGTGCGGCATTCAGCCGGCTTACCAAGTCGAGGCTTCCTGAGTGCTGCAGTTCCTGAGGCTGTTCCTTCGGCTTGTCGATGGCGCGATTAAGCAGGTCAGTAAAGGCCTGAACGCTAGGGTCCTTTGACCAGATTTCCACCATTTCTTCATCTGCTGATAACTCGTGCGGCTGTTTGTCAAAACGCACAAAACGGCCCGTCTTTTTGTCGCGCACGACAAGATATGACAGTCCCTTAGCGTTTGCGACCTGTGCCGCAATGAGGGGCTCAAGGTGCGGCATGATAAGCGCACGGGCAGCCTCTCGGGCCTCAGCCTTACTCAGCAGGTTATTCTTTGACCCCTTCGGCCGTCCTGCTCCGGGTCTTTTCCCGCCGGATGCCATGAATAATTATGATATCACGGCGCCCCAAAAATAATTCCTTAAGCTGCTCCACGGTGGTGAGCTCGCCATCGAAAAAGCACGGGGCGCGATAGTCCCGTAGGCCCTGCTCGTCGGTAGTGATGATATTCCTCATGCACGGCACCACCCGGGACGACGCGGCCGCCCGTCGTCTTTCAGCCCTAGCGACTCAATATACCCCCAGGGGCACTCCTCGCCGTGTGCGCTGATGTCATATTCGCAGATATTGCACACTGTCACGGTTCCATCGATACAGGTCGGGTCCGGCACGACTGACACAAACGCGTCACCTTCCGCGATTGACTGCAGGCGATCATCTGGGCCGAAACGCTCGCAAGGTTCACTCTCGACAGTTAGCGCGTCAGCGATGCACAGGCAAGCATGGTAGATGTTGTAGGCCCGCTGAAAATCCCGCAAGAATTCGACTTTGCCGGCCTCGTTTGAGAGCGTGTATCGCACCTTCGGCAGGTTCAGGGTCTCCCGGTTTCGCCGGACCGTGGTGTAGCGCGGTGACTGTGTGACGGACCAATCCGACACCGTGTAGTTTATTTCGTCGCCTGCTCCAATTAATTCAAGTATCTGGTTTGCCATTTTATCCCCCCGCAGCTGGCCCCCATCGGCCATATAAAAATAATACATTGGGGCGCGTTCAGCGTCAACATGTTTTTTTTAATTTTGGTGTTTTTTTTGTTGACAAACGTTTAAGTAGTATTTAATATACGCATATCGGCCGTGGGGGTCGATTCGGACTTAGGGGGAATCATGGACGTATACGAAATTGTCACCAATAGGATCATCAAGTCACTTGAAGCCGGCGTAGTGCCGTGGCAGAAGCCTTGGAGCTCGTCCACGGGGCGGCCGTGTAATTATCTGACCCGCAAGCCTTACCAGGGAGTTAACGTATGGCTAACGGCGTCTGCAGGCTACTCTAGCCCGTTCTGGCTATCATTTAAGCAGGTATCAGACCTGGGCGGCAAAGTACTTAAGGGCGAAAAAGGTACGCCTATCGTAAGATACTCAAAATACACAAAAACAGACGCGGACGGCAACGAGCGCGAGCTTTTCTTTATCCGGTATTCTACGGTTTTCAATGTTGCCCAGACGTCCGGACTCGACATCGAACAGCCTGGCGAACATGTGCCAAACGTCAACGCTGACGCAATTGTCGCCAACTACCACGGCCCCGCCATTATCCATGGCCACGACCGGGCATTCTACAGCCCGGCGAGGGACCAGATCAGCCTGCCGGCGCCCAGTAATTTTAACAGCCCGGACGCGTACTACTCCACGCTCTTCCATGAGCTCGTACATTCGACCGGACACAGCTCGCGCCTAAATAGGCTGTCTGATACGGCATTTTTCGGTAGTGAACAGTATTCGAAAGAAGAACTCGTCGCCGAGCTTGGTGCTGCTTTTTTGTGCGCCGAAGCAGGAATCAGCAACGAAGAGGCACAGAGTGCGTCATATATCAATGAATGGCTCAAGGTCCTTAAGTCGGACCGCCGACTGATCGTAAGCGCCAGCTCTCAGGCTCAAAAGGCTTGCAGCCTAATCCTGGGACTGTCGGTCACCGAGCGGCACGGCGGAGATGAGGAGTAAATCATGGGTGGGATCATACATATCACGCTCACGGGACCGCTAGCGGGTACGCCTGCTTGTGGATTGTCTCGGGCCGAGATGTTGGAGCGCGGGGAATCCGGTATCCATATGCCGTACAGCGCCAAAGGCGAAGCGGCCATCCTGGCGCGGGGGGATGTGTGCCCGGACTGCAAACGGGCGTGGGTCGAAGCCTTGGAGGATGACGAATAAATACCATGAAGAACTGAGCAACGCGACGTACATGTAAAACTGGGCGCAGGTTGGGAATGTGCTCTCAGCCTGCGCCCTTTTTGTTTTAATCGTCGACGCTGTATTTCTTGTCCTGCCGCTTTAGCACCGGCCATTGTCCACCAGGATCAACAAACGACAGATCCTGTACAAGCACATGATTAGTCGGCTGAGCGGTAAATCTTCCGTTATCTAATGCGATAACGAAAAATTCTTTAGCCTGGTCTGGGCTCTCCGACCACCCGTCGTTCATAGGGACGATCGTAAATAGATACTCCCCCTGCAGCTTTGACCCATCCCGCAACTTAACGTGACATCTTGCGCGTTTCAAAAACGGGTAAGCGACTAACGCAAAGTCTGTGCCATAACAATCCCAAGTTTGCGCTTCGTGCGTGTGCCATTCTGGCGCCTCACCATGCGACAGCATGTGCAGGGGAATGTTGCGGTACACTGCGCCATTCTCCAATAAGACGTGACAACCGAACGTGCGCCCGGGCAGGCTTACAAGGCCAAACCACGCCCCGCGTATGGGCTCGAGTACGCCAACTGCGCCAGGGTCAACCCACACATAGATATGAGGCTCGATCGGGCCCGCTCCGCTCCAAATCACGAGCCGATACGTCCGCTCATTGAGCCGGAAACGATACTCCCGCTCACGTAGGCCGACAACAGATTACAGATCAGGCCCCTCATAGTAAAACCTTCTGCTTGGGCCTTCTGGCGTGCCGCATACCACAACGACCGATCAAGTCCATACAGTGAATACGCTACCGTCTTTTTTTCCACGTTATCCATACTTTCATGTCCCCTCTTGTTATTCCATGCCGGAGACTATCGCCGGCCGGTGGTTGGTGAATGTTTATATCGCCGCCGCCTGTCTAGCCTTTTCCGCCGCCCGCTCTCGTCGCCTAGCTATAACTGGATTTATGTCAACGCAGGGGCATCGTTCGGCGTAACTGTGCGCAGTGTGGGCGGCCCGACGGCCGCACGGCACCAGCCGAAGGTCTGGGTCACGTAGACCACGCTCCCCGGTTCCACCCGTACATCGCGCCATCTGCCAGCCGCCATCGTGGCATTCTCGGCAGTGTACATAGGTTCGAAAGTCGGCGCCTGGGGACACCGGGGCCAGTCGGCGCATGCGCGCTTCACGGTCTTTCTCTCGGCCAATCCGTACAACTTCCTCGCGTATGGTTCCTACGTCAGGTAACGCCGCCTGGTACTCCCGCCGCGGAAGCTTGGCTAAACGCTCACAGGCCAGCATAACCAGTCCGCGGTCGAGGTCGGCCAGTTCGTGCAGGTAAACGGCCAGTACCGCCTCGTCAGCCTCTGACGACCTTGCGATGGCGAGTGCTTGAAGCGCCGTCTTGACGCTCACGCTTCACCTCCAAGTAGCAGCCTCAAGGCGTAGGCTCCTTGGGCTGGCACGACGGCGTTTCCGTAGGCGCGAAGCTCGTCCACCCTGGTGGATACCCCATCAGCCACGCCACGAACGCCGGGTTGAGTCGCCGGGGCGAGGTCTGGCCGTAGGGCGAGGATAGCGGCCCATTCTGCAGCATCCGTGGGGCCTGGCGGCCAAACTGGTCGGCTTGCTTTATTAAACTGTTTTGATGCGTCGGCCACAGGTGCTCCGCCGCATCCGTCAACGTCGTGCCAGAATGTCGGCCGCTCTCGGTCGAGTAACATTTCGCCCTTGTGCTGGCCGCATCCCCACATGTCGCCGTCGGCCACGCCAAGGATGAACAGCCGTTCTCGTTTGTGCGGTGCGCCGACTTCCGACGCCGTAACAAGTACTGCCTCAACTCGGTAAGCCAGTCGCTGTAGCTCGGATCGGACGAGTTCATAGGCCGTTCGGCCTCCGGCGCATCTAACAGTAAGGAGGCCTGGGACGTTTTCGAGAAAGACAAGACGCGGTCGCGCCCCGTTGATAGCCCTGCGGACGTGCGGCCAGAGGTGGCGCGGGTCGGTGTCGCCCCCGCGCTTGCCGGCGGCTGAAAACGGTTGGCACGGGAAGCCCGCAGTGAGGATATCCACGCAGCCACGCCACGCTCGAGCGTCGAAGGCTCGCAGGTCAGACCAGATAGGTGCCGCATCCAATGCACCCGCTGCCATCTGGTGCGCCAAGACTGCAGCCGGGAAGGCTTCGACCTCCACAGCACAGACAAGGCGAGACGTTGGAAAGACTCGTTTGACGGCGAGATCAAGTCCTCCGATACCGGCGCAGACAGACAAGACGGTGGGGCAACTATCCACATGAATCCTCCAGCAATTTACGCTCCTGCTCGATTGCCTTCGTACCGAATGGGTCCAGTTCCGCGCCACTGTCCAGAGCCGCTTGGAGCCGCTTCCCTGCCGCCATAGTCCGCAGACCCTTCGTCGTCGCCACGCTCGAGCCGTGCGCTTGTCGCCATTGCTCACGCCACCACGTCAATGGGTCATCGCCGACTGGCCCCGTCACCGTCTGCAACGCCGCCTCAATGAATACTTGCACCTTCACCGCATCAGACTGGTCGCGCCATTGCTGGCCCAGAAACCGAGGGACACATAGACCACGGGCACATGCCGTCGATGGGTAACACTTGCCATGCGCCAATGGCGATGGAATCAGCGCGGAAGGGCGCGCCACCTGAAGTTGGGCTTGAGCCGGCACAATTCCACCTGGTAACAGACCCTCGAGCTCTTGCCTAAACTTATCAAGAGCCGATATGACGGACCGAATTCTACGCTCATCCATACATGCCTTCCCCAAAGGCTTTGTTAATCTCTGTCTTGGTCGTTCCAGCACTGACGAAATATCCAGCGCCAATCCACCGGCCACGGCCTGTCGTGCAAAGAATCACTCACCACGCTTTTTTCTTCTCGCCGCCCTGCGCACATTCGACTTTCTAACACTCATCCTAGGGCCGTTGCTACCGAACACCACGACCGGAGAATGATCCGAATCTGGGAACCGCTCCCTGGCCTCTTTGTAAAATTGCTCCGGCTCAAGGTCTAACCACCACGACGTCGTCGGGGTGCCAGACTTCTCACGCTTTGGCGCGATAATGGTCTTAAAATTGATCGCCCTCATTATCTCGCACCAAAATCACTAAGCAGCCAACGCCAGGCGTCGACCACCACCCAAAGGACTACGCCAACGATTGCTGCGACAAGCACGACGCGACCAACGGAACGTCGCACATATCGCCACCACAGTTTGCGTTCTAGTCTGCGCACGTACTGTTCATGCCTCGTCGCCATGCCATCACCTCAATTTAGACAACAGAACTTCCAAGGCCCTCACAAACCTATTTCTGTCCTGCTCTGTGATAACTAGAGCTCCACGACTTTTCCTTGGACGCCCGCCCATGGCCCCGTTTTTCTTAGACGCTTCTGCCTTTGCCTGCGTCGTAGATTGACCACCAAGCCTGCCGAGCTCGACCGCGTGCTTATTTTTCAATCGCCCCCCACATCAAGTCAAAAAAACACGTTACAACCACCGCCGCCGGAACGGCTACACATAGCGCCACAACTGCAAGTTCAATGCTCATTAATCACCCAACTCCAGTCCATCTGACTGAATGTGTTCCACCACATCAAGGACAAATCTATGCTCAACAGCAAACGCGGAACCCCCCAGGCGCTGCCACGGCTCTAGATGCTCATCGAGCTCATCTAACCACTTTAGTCCGGCCGGCGATGTCGCCACAAACAGCACCACCGAGCCCTCGTTAACTACTGAGAAATCAGCCACCCCAGCTCCCTCCCCGTCTGTAATGGTTATATATCAACCGGTCAGGTTTTGTCAACCCTCAATAGAAGTGCGCGGATGATGAGGGCCATGGACGCAATATCCAGCAAATTGTCTTCGATACTTTCACACTGCGGACGCGTCCCGTTCTTGGTAAGGCTGATCAGTCTCCAATACTTTTCGGACAATCGGACCAGCGCAACACGCCAAGGGTCCAGGCCGTTATCTGCGGCCGAACACGAATAATTGTTTAACGGGTCCTTGGCGCCTTGTGCGTAGTCATGCGACTTCTTTTCGTGCATGAGCCGCATCTTGTCCAGTCCGTCCAAAAATAATGGTTCCAAAATTTACGGCCTTTCGGTGGGCTCAGAATTGACCAACCTATACACTCGGCATGGCGACAAGTCAGTCAGGGTGACCTTCTCAACAGTTACGCCATATCTTTTTAACTGCTTGTACGATTCGGACCGCATTTCCCTGTCCAGCTTGCCAGACCTCGCTGTCTCGAGCAGGCTCTCAGAATCGTGCTGAATACACGCGTCGTGTATTGCAGACAAAGCAATGTCGCGGATTGTGTCGTCCGGGTCAAATACAGTCGTGATCAGCGTTAGTGGATCATGAATATGGAACACAATCATGCCGGCTACAGCAAAAGTCTTATTGTCCTTGGTCACGATGGTCTGGGCCTGCAGATTGTTCGCCTGGCGAGCAACTGGGTAGACCGTGAGTACAGTGACCGCCGGCCACCAAAACACAATGCCGCACTCTTTGGCGGATATTGTGGGCTTAACGTCACCACGATTGATTAATCGTCGCCATTCCCACGCTGTCACCTTTACCGCAGCTTGCGTGGGCTCGAGCACAATCCACCTGGGGAAGAACTTTCCCAGCCACTCCGCTATAGCGCCAATCCATCCAAGCGCCTGGTCCACTTACTTTGCCTCAAGGAATTCAAAGTCCACAATTGACTTTCCTTTTTCGTTTTTCAAATACTTGAACTGCAGCCACACCGCTCCAGTCGGCTTTGGTGGGGCACCACGCTCTACGTGCCACCCGCCGTACCCATCGGCCCATTCTTCTTTATAACCCGGCGTGCTTATGTGGTACTGATTGGAATGTACAACGCGGTCATTTTCCGGGCTTAAACGTACGCGTGCGATGGGCAGCATCCACGCATCGTGCGTGTGCCCAGTCCACACAATATCCGCATCAGCTAGGTAGACAGCGTGCCTGTTGGACTGAATGACGCCACGCGTAACCGCGCCGCCGCCGCCATGCCCGTGCAAATAATGCAACTTAAAAGATTGGTGCCTGGTGCTTTGAGTTACGATGTCGAAGACCACAAAACCGGAATATCCACCCTTAACAATGGGCGTACCACCACGACAGCGCAACCTTTCGACCAAACGCTCTGTTAGCGACGTCTCATGTCTTTTTAGTATAGATGTCTCGTGGTTGCCGTCTGCCCTGATAGTCAACAGGTCGCGGTATGGCGACAAATACTGGTCGGCGGTGCTCACCAGCGAGTCCAGATAGTCCGCCTTCTGATGTTCCGGTCTCAGGTCGTTTTTGTTTGACCGCTTATCCCATTTTCCCTGCATGGCACAAAAAAAATCGCCTGCGTCGATGATGGGTGCGTCGTGCTGTTTTGCCTCTTGGAGGTGGCGCTCGAATTTGTCCCTGTCACACTTGGGATTATCCCAATGCACGTCCGATTGGAGCAGCACGCGCTGCTCGCAACCCACTTTGTCGAACCGTATGCGTATGATGTGTATGTTTCGTGATTTCTCGTCCAGAATCCACTGTCTTTTAGACATTACTGATTCTCCATCTGCGGCGTAACCGCTCAATCGCACGCCTGATCCATCCACGCTCATTTTTCTCTGCAACTTGACCGACGGAAATAATCCATGCGGCCCGAAACAAGATTTCCCTGTGGTCGATGCCGTCGGGTTGGTCGGCCAAATACCTAAGGTAGTTAGCTATTTCAATACGAGACCACGACGTCACCTGAACAGCCCAAGTATGAACCTCAAGATTTTTTCGAGTAGGCCAGCTTTGGCATGGTCATTATTGGACGGAGGAAGAGGAAGTGCCGGGACCTCAACATCCGGCGACTGAGCCGAAGAAAATACGGCCGCGAAACGTCTTGCCGCCTGTCTCTGGACGTCATCCAACGCGTTGACATCAGCCGCGATTCCGGCGTCCAGGTGGAGTGTCGTCCCACCTAGCGACTTCGCCGCACGAGCCTGGCGCTCTGCCCATGCGGGGTCATTGACACGACGGCCAGCCTGAGCCTCGTGGTAGATGCCAATAGGCTCGTCATCCACGACCGGTTTGCCGAACCGCGACTGAGCCTCGGCCATGATGGCCGCGTTGTCTTCTGGCGTCTTGCTGCGGTCAGAATGAAACGCAATCCACGACCCGCCGGCCAGCGCCGCGCTCACAGGCTCTCCGCCGTGATTCGCGCCCCACGCCAAAGGCACAGATGCAGGAACCAGCGCATCGAGCTCGAGCAGGACGGACGGATCGCTGGCGAACTGACTCTCCACTCCGTGGGTGTTCTCGTTGAAGAGCCTGGCACAAACTACGACGTCCGGATACTGCGCCAGAATCTCGCCGGTCAGCCGCGTATGCTCACGACAATCGGCCAACGTGAGGCCACGCTCTCGGGTGTCTGTGTTGATCGTCACGGTCGCCTTGAATCCACGCGCCCGAAGGTCATCGAGGCCACGGATGAGCGCCTCGCGTCCCTCCGACAAATTTGAACCCCGGCGGAAGACCGATGACACGACCAGTCGCAACGTGCGGATGCCGGCCGAATCCAAAAAGTCCAGCCACCGGCCATCACGGTGCAAATGCCAATCAAACGACGATACAGACGCAACGAACGGCAGCGGCGGTCGCACAATCGGCGATACCGGCAGACTGTCTAGATGATCGAACGGTTCCACAGGCACGAAAACCTGGTTACCTTCAGCCACGAGATCGTGGTAACTGTCCGTCTGTAGGGTCGGGCGACCTGAAGACGCGCCGGCCAGCAAATCCCATCCGTGTAGTCCGTCGCGATTCAGGGCGATTGATTCCTTTGACAGCGGACGGTCATGCGATGCCCTCTTGCGGCCCCAGTCGCCCCCGTGCCTCGCCGCGATGGTCTGCGCCAGTCTATGTATCCACCCGCCCGGTACGGCCCGCAGCGCGGATTCAATCCATTCTTCTGAACCGTCGCCCGACGGCACAGAATAGACGCTGGCAAACTCGCGGATTGTAGACTTAACACTCTCAGGTAGCTGCATAGGTTCCCTCGATGGAGGCTCGACGACCTGGGGCGGCGGGGTCGGGATGACCGGCGGAGGCTGAACAACCACCGGCTCAACGACCGGCAACTCCCGCAATTCCTTTAGCGTCCCGAAGTAGCACGCGGTAGGAACTCCGGTCTGGCCCCAAAACGCAAGACCGAACGAATCAGAATCCGTCACGCCAGTCGCTGTGGCGTGGATGAATCTGCACAGACCAGCCGACTCCGGCACAAGCTCGCGGTAGACCCCGTTGTCCCACACAATGACACCACCATCATTGCCTTGGCCAACGACAAGCGAACCCGGCACCAATTCAGTCCATTCAAATAGAGTCCACTGTGACGTAGGACTATAAGTCTCGTCTCCGGTAACAACGCGCCCGTCTGTAGCAACGTATCGGTAACCCTGTGTTCCGTCGGCGGCGCCGTAATTCAGCACAATTTCGCCAGAAGGCTTATAAATCACGGGGTACACGCCAGGAATTGATTGGTCACTTAGAATTGACCAGCTTGAGCCGTCCCAGTGCAATGGGCGCATCTTGTTGCCCTCGTCGGCCTCCTGGCCGGTAAACACGGCGCCGTTTGTTGGGTCCAAACGAGGATAAAGACATCGCAGCGCGTCATTGGGAGGTGGAGGAACGACACCATAGACCGACGAGTCCATATGCCCATCGGCATACAGGACCACGTATTGACCATTCGGAAGTGCGTCGGCGTACCAGCCACCGTCGAAATCTATACGTCGCATTTAGTCCTCGATTTCCTGTTGATCTTTCTTGCGAACAATAAATTCAACGGTTCCATCGGCGCCCATTGGACCGGTCGCAATTTTCAGAGTTTTAGAATCAAATGCGCGATGATGCTGCCGGCACAGCGTGATTAATCCGGCAACGTGGGTGCGGTCCATAGATGGATTCCCGCCCATACCACGATGCCTCAAATGAGCGACTTCAGTGTCTGTGGTTGAACCGCAATACCGGCAACAATTGCCGTCCCGGTGACGCGCCTCGGACATAATTTCAGATTCTCGACGCGAGCGAAGCCTAGACTTCTTTCGACGCTCAGCAGTCGCGGAGCCCTTGGGTGGTTTCGGAAACATAACGCAACCTATTGTGGCTTAAAAAACCTAACCTTTAGGAAAAGTAAATGTGCGGACGAAAAGCCACGGCTTGAGGTGTAGCCGTCCACGTTCATGCTTTTAACGTGTTCCCAGACTCTCCGTCCGCAACCTTGGTACGCCAAAATTCTGGGTCCGGATCTGGCGTAGTGATTCCATACCACTCAGATAACCATAGCCTGCAATTCTCAACAAATGTTCTAAATTTTTTGGTGCTTTGCTTGGCTGTGGACGCCGGCCGCACCAGGTGCCGCACCCGTGCTCCGGTCATATGATGATAAAACTCAACTTGCTTAGTTTCGTCTGGCAAAAATTGGTCCTTCCAAAACGCGTGGACGGTTTCAGCATCCTGTCCCGTGGCCTCGATGGCCGCAGCGACCACGACACCCCAGTAATACCGATTCGCCGCTATCGTGCGGTAGTCCTGATGTTCACTTACCTCGATTACAACCGCTTTTCCGGCCATCGAAAGTAAACGGGACCGAAATCTATCTTTCTGACCTGGGTCAAAAACGAAATGCCCAGTATCATCTACTCGCCCGACAATTGGCCGGGTCATCATCCCCAGACTTTAAGCGCCTTTGCCAGGCGATACGTCGCCACAGTGTCATGCCATAGCGACTGCTCTAAACCGTCCCAGTCCCCCGTCTCGAACACGCGCGACTCTTCCGTGCCAGACAGCGGCTTCTTCAGGTCCGTCCACCCGAACCTCCGCACATAGAATTGCAGAGAATGCGCCGTGCCCGCGCCCTTGTCCGACAGCACGTCGAACAGGTCCACGTAGGACGTGCGATACCGGTCCACACTGATACGGGGGAACGACACGCCGAGATACATAGCCCTACGCTGCAACACGCGCCAGTCAAATACACGCGAATTAAACCCGACAAGGAACGAATTGGCCGCAATAGGGGCCAACGACGACAGGATGTCCCGCTCGTCCATCCCTCGCGCCAAGATTTCCACCTCTGGTTGCACTAGGTCTTCCAGCTGGTCTACGCGCATCAGGCCCACGCCGGAAATACGGCAAAGGTCCGGGTCCAATGCGGCCCGCTCCAACTTATCTGCGCGCGCCTTTGTAAGATACTCCGCAATCTTATCTGGGTCTTTGTAATTGGCGGGAGGCTTCAGGTCGTCGACTAATAGATAGTCGGCGGCGTTCTCCAGTGGTGCGGTCGCCACGTCAAGAATGCAATAGCTGCTCATCGGTACCCCTAAAAAGGAATGTCTTCTTCGTAGATATCCTGGACCGGCTCTTCGGGATACTCCGGCGGCAGAATTCTCGCCGGCTGCTCCGAAGCCGTTTCCGGCTTGGTCTTAATGTCATTCCGGAAATATTCCGTCAAATACTCTTGGAGCTGCCGATCCAATGCTGTCGCCTCTGACGCCGAAGCCGCTGAAATGGCACGCAATTCGAATTTAGGCACACGGTAGACAATGGAGCCCTTGCGTCCCTCGTCGCATCCTGCAATGACAATGGCGCTTTCAAATAGACGGTGACGGTGCTCGCGTTCAAATTCCATCCACGCGCTTAAAGCTGCACCCCTCAGCTTCAGCGCCCCAATCCGAAGGGAATCGCCGTCCTTGTATCCCAAATACAAAACCGCCTGAAAACGGCCCCCGGCGGTCTTGACCTGGTCTTTAATGTCAACGTACAAACCCTCCGCGATGGTGCCGCCCTTAAATGCGCGCACCACCAAGTTCTGACGGCGAGTATCGCGCACCGCATTGGAATAGATGCCTGAAGACGACGCGTTGTGCCACCCTCCGATATCTGACAACTTGTCCAACAGCAAAAACGAGAATGGCAGTCCGGAGACGATACGCTCCCCTCGAGCCTTATCAAAAAACTTCACCTCACCGTTTGACCACTCAAACCAGCGGGCGCATGGATTCTTGGCGCCAGACTGCTCGAGCTGCTCTTGGTTACTTCTTGACATTGTTCTCCCCCTGCTGGAGATTTCCACCCCACCGTCGTTCCTGCCCACATGCCTCACACGTCCACAAGTCGAGCTCTTCGTTTGTCATTAGATGCTGGGTGTGCTTGAACCGACGCCCTAACTCGAATATCTCATCTGGCAACTCCACCACAGAACGCCCGCTGTCTTCGTCAAAATGTCGAATCGATTCGGCAACGTGCGCATCAAACACTTGCACGCTGCCATCATTGCAGATGCCCTCACAAACTAGCTGTCTCATCTTAAAATCCTCCCCTCCCAGTCACAATAAAATCGTCATGCTTAGCGGACGTGCCATTGGCCAACACCACACCGATATCATCGACATCTACCACGGTGTAGATCCCGTCGTCTGAATGTCGAATAAACCCACGGTCACCAACCCTGGCCGTCCGGGACAAATCAGCCAAACGAGCATCCAACTCACAATCGGGACACGTCCATGGGCTTTGTCCGTGCTGACCAGACATAACCGTAACGCTACAGGTCGAACACGTTACATGAACGCCTGCCAATAATTCTTGGCGGATACGCTCTAAGGCCTCCAACCCATTATCGACTGCATCAATAGCGTCCCTAACCGCTTGCTTTGCTTCAGTCAAATCGAATTCACGCATGTGATTGACCCCCTTGGAGTAATAATCCCAAACCTAACCGATCGTTGTCAAGCACAAAGTGAAATTGATATTTCGGCCCAGCGCTTAGATGAGGCCACCGCCGGTTCCTACGTGCCGCTCGCTGAAGACCGACGCCCCTAGGGCGGAGCGGTGCGCCGGCCGCGGCCATCAATGCAACCACGCTCCAGCATGGTTTGAAAGTCTGCGTCTAATCGATTCGCCTCATCAACGCAACCGTCGCATGGCCCACAGCCCATGGATGTCCACGGCGCACCATTCGCGCACGTCAACGTCTGATGCCCTGTAGCAACCTCGTGTTCGGTCGTGTTCGGCTCGAGCTCTTCGAATAATTCGAGCTGTGTTTTGTCTGTTCGATACACCGCGCCCTATCCCCCCATCTTAGAGGCTCGGCCACATCTGGGCCTTCTGCACGCAGCCTGAGACGGTCGCCCCCGTAGCGTCCGGTGACGTAAAAACGTCAGCAGACCAGTACGCGAATCTTTCGACCATCTGCGGGCATCGACTGCGACGGTGCTGCTGACACCGACATGGGCTGGTCGAGGGTCGTGGGCGCGTTCACGTTGCCCCCTTGCCGATAATCCCTTCAGACTGTTTTCGGGACGTTCTAGCCCCCCGTGGGCATCAGGCCGGTCCTATCGTCCAGGGTCGCCTGCGTGGGCAGTGTGTGGGGATTGACTCAAGCGTGCGCTTGTGACGATAATGAATATCACACCGCGCAGGCCCGGGCCCTCTCCGGTCTTGCTGGCCTCGACAGACTACCGGCTGTCGGGGCCTTTTTCTTTCACGGCTGAATACTACACCCGATACGTCGCGTCGTCAACATCGGAAAACAATGTCTCGGAGAATCGGACGTCTGTAGACGTCTTTGGACGCATGGATAAAACTGGAGAAGAACTGGAGAAACCCTTGGTAGTCACGCCGCGAGCGGTCTTCCGGCGCCCCACATCGTCACAGAGATAGCATCCATTACCACCACGATGCACTGAACGCACACAATCGCCAAACGCGCACCCGACGGTCATGTCAACAAACGCAGCAAATCGTCGACCCCGCGCAGAACCACAACCGGGGCGCCATTCCACGCCTGGATAAACTGTTCCTGCGACGGCCTCAACCGCCCAGTTTTGGTCTTGATCTCTATAAGATGATTCTGCCCACGGAATCCAATAATCCCATCCGGGCACCCCTTGCCAACCGCCGCCAACGATACCCAGCTGGCGCCGATATCCCTAGCCGCTTGCACAATGTCGACCTGCGTGGCGTCAATCTTAGCGGCCCGCCTCACCAGACGACCTCCGCACGGCCGAACGCCGACCATCTCCCACGCCAATCAGTGCTTCCGACAGCGGCCACCTTCCACGAACGCCCCCTGACGCCCACAGCAGCCTCTAGGCCGCGCCTTGACGCCTCGAGCGATGCTAGACCCCTCCTGCCGTTAGGGACGGCTCTGAGGGCCTCAGAAAGCCTTTTGCGCTCTGTGGTAAATAACCCAGTCTCCAGCTGGACTGGGCCTAGGCTTTTGGGACGCTGTTTGCCAGTGCCCCGAGACGCATCATCGGCAATTCGGACACAATCGCCTCTTCGGCCTTAGAAACGGTCAAATTGGACCGCGACGTCACGAAATCGACGGCCATAGCCATTTTTTCTTCGGAACTGATTTTCAGCCCCTGCTTTACAGCATTTGCGGCCTTTTCCTCGGCATACAAGATTGCTTTGGCTACCAGGCGCTGAATAGCGTCCAGCGAGTCCTCCTTGACTTCAAACTTCATCTTGGCGAGGAAGGAACGCACAACGAACATGACGCCTGCTAGAGCGGCCATGCCAAACAGCTTGAACAACTCGTCAATCAATGTCGAAATATCCATAAGTCCTTACCCCTGCATTTCTGCCCACGCCCTCGTTCCGGACCATACCGTCACGCGGCCGTCGGCTCGTTCACGAATATCAATATGCACAAAACGTGGATACCTGCCCAGCCCATGCACAGGGCATCCCTTCGCCAACACAATGCGACGAACACGTTTATAAAATTCAAGAGGCGACATGCCGGCCGGAGGATACAAGTCCAACGCACGACCCTCACAATGCTGGCTACGCTTGGAACCGCCTACACGCGCATTGTGCTCGGGCGTGCGATACGCCGAGCCAATCGTAATCGGTTTGTCGCCGCACGCTGCACGGATTTGCTCGAACACACCGGCCAAGATAGCGGCACGGTCAAACCACTCAGCGGGATACGGGGTGCCGTCCTTGCACGCCAGTTCCGCAAATGATAAGTGGGGAGATGCCCGGTCCGGTAGCGTGGGGGTGGGGCCTGTGGACCCCTGGGGAGCCGATGAGCGATTTACCGAACCGGGCTGTGACACTATATCACACGCGTTCAGAGACGCAACACTTGGCATCATCAACGAAATCGTAGGCCTTCGACGCGTCCAATCCGCACTCCTTCGTCACCGCAGCAACTTCTTTGGCGGCACGCTCAAGCGCAGCCTCGGCCTCCAAACGAAGCGCTGCAACTCTCAGAACGGATGCCTTAAATTTCCAATAATGCTCACCAGACAGCGTCACAGTCTCAGACATAAGTCTCCATTATTTAAAAAACAAATGTTTAAACGTTTCCACCGCAGCAATAAGTGAAGACGCACTTAATGTGCCACCGACCATCCCAGACCTTTTTGGGTTTCGGTCTTCAAGGACCGCAATCCGTACTTCACACTTGCCGATTCTACCATTGGCCTCGCGCTGCAGTGTGACCAGTTCAGAGATGTCGCGCCTCAGTGGCTCGATATGCGCCAGGAACTCATCACGCGTCAGGTCCGCCATTGTCCACCACCGCCGCGACAGGCAAGCTCACATCCAATCCAGACGAAGCCGTCAACGTCGGCAGCATCTGTTCGACATACGCCGTCACCGACGCCACAATCGCCGGGTCATCGACCTCGATGGTCCGTGACACCAGACGGCCCATGGTGTCGTCGATGAGTTCGATAGTCGCTGACATGCGGGCACCGCTGCCGTTGACAGGAAAGCTGACCTCGCCACGAATAAGTTCTGCTCGAATCGCCATTACTTCTGCTCCTTCATCTGCGCCTTGAGCGCATCAATCTCTGCTTGCTGCTTCTGCACCACCGCGACCAAGTAGGCGGTAACGCGGTCATAGGTCACGTAATTCGGTGTGCCGCTTTCGCCGCCTTCGTCGTAAGTGCAGAGCAGCGGCGCGATCTGCTGCATCTCCTCCGCGATAAACCCGACGTATCGCCGCTGGTCGTCGTCCGTTTTTCCGCGATAGGTCACGGGACGCATTGCCATGAGTGCGGCCTGTGCGTCAGCGGTGTCGAGTGTGGCAATGTCGTGCTTATAGCGCAGTGACGACGTAGAGATCCTTATATAATCACCAGCCGCTCCCCATAGATTCGCGGCACTGGCAGTGGTAGGATACGCGCCGGGAGCTAATCCGGTATTGTTAATTTGCAGCATCAAACTGCCGCCGCAATACGATCGCATTTCATTGGCGCTGGATTCTGTCCAATACGTATCACCGCCGCCTGCCGCCGGACCGCCATCAAGATAAAACTTCTTCGTTGCAGGGACCGATGCGTCCGTTTGGAAATACCAGATACTCGAATCGAATTGCCATGCAAACGTCCCACCGGCATAACCGCGTACTGTGTCCGCCGACGATTCGGTGATGTATGTATTGCTGCCTCCGTCGAGGTAAATCTGTTGACCAGCAGGAATCGCTAGGTAGCTATTAAACGCCGCACCCTGACTCGCGCCGAAGGTCACCGCCAGCGCGCCTCTGGAGTAGATGCGGACGTCGCCGGAAGCATGAGAGGCATTGATATTCAACCCACCACTACCAGACGCTACCAGTGCCACTCCATCGGCGTATTGCGGAGCACCTGCCGAGAATGTTGACGAGTAGACGTCCAACGTGAACCGCGTAGCACTGCCGTCGTTTCCAACGTAGAAGCTCGACCGTGCCGCGCTGCCGTTCGAGAGGTTGCGTACTCGCACCGCTTGTGTACCGGTCGTCGTCGCGTCAAAGGTGTTCGTCCCGGCTCCGTTGACGGCCAAGAGGCCCGCTGCGGAGATGGACATGTATTTTGTCGTCCCGATGCCGAACTCAATTGGCGTGCCAGACGCTGCCCGGATGAATGTCGCGTAAGCTGTGCCGTCAGAGAAGAATGATCCAGCCGTCGAGCCGTTCTGCCCGACATAGGCACTGCCACCGGTGTTCGTCATAGCCATCGCGGCGTAGGACGTGCCGGTTCCCGGCTGGAGTGTGAGGGGGAA